AGTTCCCCAAGCAATGGAATGTCAGCAAGTAACGGCAAAGAGTTGAATGCTTTAATAAGTATGTTGATGCCACGCACAAGTGGATTGACAACATTGTCAAAAAAGAAATTGCCAACTGTCTTAAAAACATCAAACAATGTTTTGCCTACGGTAATCATTAACTCACGGAAGTTTTTGAATCGCAAAGCCAATGCAACAAGGACAACAACAATCAAACCAATTAGTGCAGGGATACCAAAGAGGGCAGCATTAACGGCAACAGCAGCACCTGTTGCAGCAGTACCGAACGCAGTCATTGCAATAGTGGCGACTGTTTGTAGTCCTGTGTAGATACCAGTCGCAATGTTCAATGCAACTACGGCTGCAACTACGCCATAGATAAGAGTGCCCCACCCATTCATCTTGCCTAATGCAATCAAGCCTTGCTCACCTAAATACTTAAAGCCTGCGCCAACTCCCTTGTCGCCAACAATGTCAGAGAAGGTTTGAAAGATTGGCACAAGTGTTTCTGTTACGAATCGTGCAGTTGCCTCAAACGCAGGCAACAACAATGTGCCTAAGTTCTCTGCGACATTGCCGACTGCTACCTTCATGCGGTCAAAGTCTGTTGCAGTTGCAGCAGCCGTCCCACCTACCTGCGATTCAACTTCTGCAAGGATAAGTTTCTGTGCGCCAAGTACATTGCCTGAATCAACAAGTGTTTTAATTTGTTTCTTCTGTGCATCTGTAAAGTCCACGCCTGCTTTCTTTAATGCACTCACGCCTTTAACAGGGTCGCTCAACGCCTTGCCGAGTTGTTTTGCTGCTGCATCCGTTGAGCCAAATACATTGCCCAAGTCAAGAGCAGCCATAGATGCTCTTGTGAAGATGTCATTGCCTGCACCAACCTCATTGCGTACAGCCTTAAAGGTAAGCAGCAAGTTCATTGACGATTGAATCGCCTCGTCATCAACACCTGTTTTAAGAGACATAGCATTTGCTAGTTCGCCAATTTGTTTTGTTGTTAAGTTGGCTGCACCGCCTGTTGCTTTAACAATGGCATCGGTTTGTTTCATTACCTTTTGAGATTCAAGGGCAGCCTTAACAAGCGTGCCACCTATGACTGCACCAATACCACCTGCAACTGCGCCAAAGCGTGCAAGGTTCTTCACTCCGTTGTTCGCTGCGCTTGTCATTGTTTGCAATGCAAAGCCTGATTTGTTTGCTGCGCCGTTTAATCTGTTGAAGTCACGGATTGCCTTGTTGATGCCTTTTGCATCAAAGGTGCTGACGATGGGGACATTGATTGCCATTAGTTCAATCCGAACCTTCCTGATGTGCGCACAATGTTTTTAACTCGGCTGCTTTGTGCTTTGCGTTGCTGCACGCTGCGTACCAAGTCTGCGCTGATTGATTGCTCAACTGTTTTAACAGTGTTAATAACTAAGCGTTCAAGCATTGGCAGATTGCGCGTGGTGCTTTTCCACATCACACGGCTTGCATCGCCGTAGCCCTGTCCCTTTAGGTTTGCGACAAATGTGTTGCCTGGTGTTTTTTGATTCTGCGCCATGTCAAAAATCTGTGCAGCACCGTCTTTTGTCCGCAGTTTCAAGATGGGGTAGGTATTGCTTGATGCACGCTTGCGTCCACCCACAATGGGTTTAACAGACTTACGCACCACTGCTGCGTTGTACTGCGGAAAGGTTGCTTTGCTGTTTGCCTTCTTGCGCTTCTTTGTAAAGCCCGACAGCACAGTTATAGGAAAGTCTTGCGCAATCTTGTTAGCCAAAGGCATTGACTGCGACTTTATATCTGCAACAACCTTCTTATAGAGTTCCCTGTCAACAACCATAAGTGTTTGTAGTACAGGTTTAAGACCTGTGATGTCCACATCAACTTTAAGGTTGCCACTCATGACAACAATCTATCGTGTTCTGTTCTGTTGCTTGAGTCTTGCCTGCGCAACTTTAATCATTACATCAAGCATTTCATCTGTTTCACTCAGCAACACATGAGGTGCAATGCCCGACTCAATAGCGAGCCAAGCAATTACCCAATGGGCTGAGTCGGTACCAAAGGGTCTGTGCTGCTGCCCTCTTCGTTTTCACGAATAGAAATAGTGGCAACAGACTCAATCCAGTTTGGTTCAAACGCTTCTGATGTTTGGCGTGTGCGCTTTTGACTGTGCCATGCAAGCCAAGCCAAGTCTGTCAGGCGTAGTTCCTGCTCAAACTTTGTAACGCTTCGGTTCCATGTGCGCTCAAAGGCAACAAAGTCTGCAAAGACTGCATCAACTTCTTTTGTTGTGCCATCTGCGTACTCAACGGTTAGTTCAATTTTCATCGCTGCTCTTTTCTTTTATTTAAGAAGTTGTCTTTACAAGAGTTCCACCAGTGAAACTCAATGTGGTCATTGCCAACTCACCTACTGCGCCTGCCACTGGTGTGTGTGAGGCAAGGAAGGTTGCTGACAAGGTATAGAGGGGGTTGGTGGCTGATGTACCAGCCGAAGTTGCTTTCACAGTAACAGTTGTTGTTGTACCGACTAATGGGTAAATCAATGCTTCAACACTTGTTGATGGTGAACCTGCAGGAATGGTTGTTGCGAAGTCTTGCATCAAAGCAACCTCTAGTGAATTGTTTTGCAACCCACCCGTGAACTTATGCCCTGTATCACCGAACGAAGTTATTTCAATGCTGTCTGACTCGTAGGTAAGCGTGATGCTATTTGCTTTGTCGGATACAGCGATGCTGTTAATTGTGATGACTGCATTAGTTAAAGCAAGTACAGCCATTATGCAACAGCCTTAACAATTGTTCCGCCAGTGAAGGTCAATGTTGTCATCGCTAATTCGCCAACGGCACCTGCAACGGGTGTGTGTGATGCGAGAAACGCATTAGAAATTGTGTAAGACGGGTTGGTGGCACCAACTGCAGATGAGGTTGGTTTGATAACCAAAGTGGTTGTCGTACCGACAAGTGGGTACACGGTTGCTTCAACATTTGAAGTTGCAAAGTCTTGCATCAATTGAATTTCAACGCTGTTATTTTGCAGACCGCCAGCAAAGGTGTGTCCGCCACTGCCGAATGCTGTTACCTCAATTGAATCAATTTCGTAATTAACGCTGACGCTATTTGCGTGGTCGCTCAAGGCAACGCTGTTGATTGTAATTGTGGCATCTTTAAGTGCTAGAACTGCCATGATTATTTATCCTCAATCTTTGATTCTGGTTTTGTTGATGTTTTAGAAACTGGTTCAAGGTGTCCTGCATCAACCAATGACGCAATGTTATCAGCCGACATATCACTAGGACTCACAATGTCGCCAAGGTTGCCGAGTGTTGTTCTGTCGCTAGTTACTTTGTATTGAGTTGCCATGTTTGTTCTCCTAAGTGTGAACGGTCAAGTTGAATTGGATTTGTAAGTATTCTGCGTCTGCATTAGACAAACTTGATACATCAGCGGAACTAGACATGATAAGTGTTTGCACAACTCCGCCGAGCGTATCACTCGCCTCTATTGCTGCACGCACACTTAAAGCACCTGTTGCCGATAGGTAACTGTCTAGCAGGGCATGTGCTGTTCTGTCTGTGTATCTGCCTACGATTACATGAATAACCCAATCCATGCTTGTGAGTGCAGAGCCGTTGCCCATTGTGCGGTGGTATGTGACTTGCGTTAGTTCGGGGTAGGCAGTTGGCGTATTGAGTTGTTCAGGTTGGTAACTGAATGTGCGCAAGCCCGACACAGTTGCTAGTGCTGTTTGTAACGCTGTTGCGACAGCGCCGACAGTTGCAGGTGTACTCATTAAGCAAAACCAATAATTCTGTATGGCGCAAGCAAGTCACGCACATCGGGGTCTACGGCACGAACTTGAATAGCCATGTCGGCGAAGCCGACAACGCCTAGCGCAGCGTTAAGGCGTGCAAATCCACGAATGGATAGAAGTATCGCAGCCTCTCTTACATCGTCTGGTACGGCGTTCCAACCCCAATAGGCAGTGACTTCAACCAACGGCTGCTTCGGCACGCTTATCAACGGAAAGCGTTTGCCACCTATTGCAATTATGTTGCGATATGGAATGCCTGTGAGCGATGCGTCTAAAGGCTCTAGTTGGTAATCAACGCCTTGAGTCCATGTTGTTTCAAAGGTGCCATCGCCATTGTCGTCTGTCTTTACAACAACTGTTGTAGTAGCAATGTCGGTTGTTGCAACTTTGTATGGGTCTACTGCGTATTGCTTAATGGCTGTGCTGCTTGTTTTGTAAAACCAACGACCTGTGTAACCATCAATTCGCCGTGATGCACCCTCAATGGCGTTCTCTAGCAGCGTGTCATCTGTTGAATCTGTAAGGCGTAATGCTGCTTTGACTTCTGCCAATGTGCAATAGCCGTTAGTGATTGCCATTAGATGTCTTTCTTAGTTGTGCGCTTTACTGCTCGTGCTGCGGTTGCTTGTTCTACCTCGGGCAGAGCCGTTGCTGTTTCGGTTTCAACCCAACCTAGTGCAGCCAGTTCTTTATTAACTGCATCAACTCGTGACGGTAAATTGCGCTTCGCATAGGCATTGCGCTCTGTTAGTAGTGCATCGATTTGTTTCATGTAACTCATGTTGTCCTTTGTTAATAGAAAAGGCGTGTGCGCCTCGTCAACGCACACGCCAATTCAAATGTTATCAACTTAGAAAGTTGGTGTGACAAGTCCTGTGCCGTTGATTTGCGCCCATGCTTTTGCGTAACGGTTTGCAGTGAATGTTGCATACCCGTAGACAATCATGGTTACATCAAGTTCGGCAGCCTTTGGTTGTTCAAAGCGGAGCATCATTGGCTCGCCCGAACCTTGTTCCCACAGGTGCAACTCTTGCGAGTTACCAACATAGATGGTGTCTTGGTCTGTACCACTTCCCTTATTCACAGCAACGGTTGCATCTGTGTAGACAGGCAATCCAAGGATGCTGTAACCAGAGTTGCCGTACTGCGGTGCGCCTGAGCCGTAAGCGAATGCAGGCTGTCCGTTGCTTGTTGGTGTTGGAACAGCGAGTGGGCGGTTCTGCCCATCAACTGCTGCCAAAATCATTCCAAGTCGGCGTGGGTGCATAATGATGACATTCGGACCTGCAAAGAAGTTCGTCTGTACTTGCTGAATTGCATCAACCAATTTTGGATACAGTTCAGCAACTGTCGGACTGGCATCGGTGTAGGTAACTGAAACGCCTGCAGAGGCAAACAGTTCAGCAACAACAGCCGTGTTCAAGGTTGTGTGGTATGCCGACACGAGGTCTGCCATAACAAGTGAGTCAATGTTTGTGCCTCGCTCAAGAGACTGGCGAGAAACATTCTGCTGACCTGCATAAGTTGCAACAGTCAAATCAAGTTTTGTGTCGTCCATGTTTGTTTCTTGAACGGCTGCGCCTTCTGTCTGTGCTGCAACTGCAGAGCCAGTAGTGACTTTGCTGATGCTGAGTGTCAAGCCTTCGTTTGGCAGTTGGTGTTTACGAGCAAGGTCTGCTGTTACACGCCCTGCACGGGCGAATGGTGCAGCCAAGTCGGTAAGGAATTGCGGAACAACCAAGCCAGCAAAGTTTGCTGAGGTCACATCACGACGCTCAACTCTTTCTTCTTGCATGTGGCGTGCAAGACGCTCTGATGCCATGAAGTCATTGCTGAACTGTGCAGCATACGCATCACGAATAAATGATGTGTCTGCCTGTGGTGCATAGGTGCGTGCCTCAAATGTTACTTTCGTTTCATTGAATCCTGCTTTGGTGCGTACCTCTGCTGCTTCAATTGAGCGTGCTTCAAGGTCTTTGTGGGTCTTGATGCTCTCGTCAAGTTCTGCAGCCGAGCGCAAACTGGTTGCAATCTCCGCATCTTCTTCTGCTGTTAAGTCACGAGCCTCTGCTTCGGCAGCATCAACGATGTTTTGTGCCGTTGCGATGAAGGCATTGCGCTTCTCGTTTAGTTTTTCTGACATTGCCATTTGGGTTCTCCCTGTGTTGTGGCGATTATGGTTTGTGTCAAGTGAACTGGCGTAGTGAGGTTCAACCCTCGGCTACGATTCGGCTTGCATTTGTTGCAGTTGGATTTGCCTTTTACGCAAAGCCAATGGTGCTACAGGTGTGACGGTATCAGTTGTCGTGTTGTTTCTGCTGCGCAACTCTGCAACTGTTTCTTCGTATGCAGGATAAGTAACAACAGATACATCGTAGAGGCGTACCTCTTTGAGTTCACGGGTGCGCTTATCAACGCTCCATGAGTCCTTAACTGTTTGAAATGCAAAACTCATTTGGCTTACATCGCCTCGGCGCAGTGCAGACATAACCTTTGCAGCGTCAGGATTGCTTTCGTCAAGCATTGCCTCAATGCGCAAACCAAAGTCATCTTCCTGCATTGTTAATGTGCCTGACTTGCTGCGTGCGAGTGGCACACCTTCGTGGTCTATTAACAGACGCACATCTGCGCCATCTTTAATTGTTTTCGTGAATGCACCTCGGCGCACAAACTCTGTCCAAGGCAAAGGTTCCGATGGTGAGTCCCATACTGCTGCATAGCCAACAAGTGTGTTGCCTTCTGCCATTGCTCGAAGTTCCATGTTGGAATAAACAACGCTTCTATTTCCTTGTTGTGCAACAACCCATGACGCAGGAATGGTAACTGTTGCCTCTACGCACACTTCCAAATCACTTGAGTCGTCAGGCATTTCAATTTCAATTGCGTCAGGCATGTTGTATTCGCCTTCGCTATCAACGCCCATATCAATATTGATTGCTCGTTCGTCTTTACTGTCTTCCATTTTTCTCTCCAGTTGGTCAATAATGCTTTGTGCATAGTTCATTGTTTTATTAGCACCACTCTTAGTGCCGTTACTGCCCCATAACAGATGAGCAACCACACCAGCAGTAATCTCACCCTCTTTAACATTGTCTAAGTCTGACAGGTGCCGTGCTATCCAAGGCGCAATCTTGCGCCATTTTTCTTCTGTGACTGTGCCTGCTGCCATCTTGCGTGCATCTTCAACAGTCTGTGCAACTACGCCATCGCCCGACTTGCCTTCTTCATGCAATTTAATTCCACGCCTAGCAGCACTACGCATGTATTCAGGTGGTGAAAGATTAACCATCAATCAACGCTTGGTGTAAGAACACGAACTGTGTTTGTTCCACTAGAGGTAATGCCGTAAATGGTTTCGTTGAATGGCACGCTTATTTCCATTGTTGTGCTGTTAGGCAAATGAATACCATTTGCAGCAGTTACATCAGAGCCACCGATATACACAGAGCCACTACCTGAGTGCAGGTAACAGATGCGAGGCTGATTATCCGCAGCGATTAAAAGCGTTGCTGATGTCGTGACAGTTGCAACAGAAGTTTTCACAGAGGTGGTTCCTTGTCTTTACCGAGTGGTGGGTTGTCTCCGCTGCCTGCCATTGGCGCACCAGGCAAGTTGAGTACAAAGGTGTCGCCACCGTTGTACGGCTCACGACCTTCAATGTGGCGTGCTTCGTTTGGTGTAAGCATTCCTGCTGCAATCTGTACCTGTGCCGACCGCACACGGGTAGACAAGTCTGCACGCATGAACTCATCAGCATCAAAACGCACACGCTGATTAACAGGTAGCAAGTCGCTGAACGCATCTTCAAGCCT